TCAACATATACTTTGTACTTGCCGTTTAGAACACCAGCGAAAGTAGTAGAAGTGTCATCTACAGTTAGGTTGTTCTTACCAGAGATACCTGAGTTGTAATCTAGAACTCCAGCCATTGCTAATGCAGACGCAACGTCAGCAGAAGTAATGATGAAGTTACCACGACCACGACGTGTTTGTTGACCGATAGCATTGGCTTCACGTTCGATTTGGAACATTAGACCTTTGAATTTTTCAACAGACCAACGACCATTAGAGTCAACGTCTAAGTCGAAAGTACCAGCAGTAGCAGTACCAACTGCAGCACCTGCTTTAGCAGTAGTGTAAACAGTACGAACAACTTCACGGTTGATTTCAGCAAGAATCTCAGTAGAAAGAATATTGCTTAGTTCGCCTTCAGCGTCAAGACCATGAACTGCTTTCAAGTCTTGTGCTAGTTCAACTGAGTACTCAGCTTTTAGAGCACGAGTCTTAGCAACTACGCTAGTTTTCTCGATTGAGAATGCCATTTGACCGAATGAACCGTCACCAGTACCACCTTGGCCAAGACGTTCTGCTGCAGAAGTAGCGATACCACGACCAACAGCGTTACCAGTACCAGAACCAGTAAAGTCGAATGGAGTAGTAGAAGTACCGTCACCAGCGAAACCACCATTGGCTTCGTTGAACAATGCTTCAGTACCACCTTGAGTAGTGTAGCGTGACTTCATTGCGAAGATCAAGCCAGTTGGTTGAGTCATTGGCTGAACACCGCAAATATCATAAGCGATAAGTTGTGGCATTGCACGACGTACTAGAGAGATAAGAACTGGGTCGAACTTAGCGATACCACCAGCGTCTGGGTATGAACCAACGCTGTTAGTTGGAGCAGCTTCGAAAAGTGCTTGTTGCTCTTTTGCTAGTTCACGCTCTTGGTTCTCTAGAAGAACTGCTGTAACTTCCTTACGGTAGTTATCAGTAATTGGGGCAGTTCCTTCATGCTCAAGGATTGGTGCCCATTTTTTTAGTAAATCTTTGCGATCCATTTTGGATTTCCTTTTTATTTGTTGTTGAGAGCTGACAAATATGCAGACATTTTTGGGTCTACAGATTTAGTGCCAGATTCAGTAATTACTTCAACTGGTGTGTCAGTTACAACTGATTGAACACTTGATGATGTTTTAGTAGTAAAATAACTTTCACGTAGAGTCTTCACTTTAGTCTCAAAAGATTCAGAATCTTCATAAGCAACTTCAGCAACTAGACCAGCAAACTTTTCAGTTTCTGCATCAGTTAAACCTGCGCTTGCTTCTTTAACGATTTGAGTGCGCTTTGATTCGTTAACAGCCTTTGTTAACTCAACATTAGCAGCAACTTGTTCGTTAATTTTAGATTCTAGTTCAGCGATAGTTTCTTCCATCTCGCCTAGTAGGTCATACTTCTCTTCTGGAACATCAATATAATGTTCTTCGAATAGATCCTTAAGACCTGCAACGAATCCTTCTAAGATATCAGACTTGATACCACGTTCAAGGGCTAATTCATTCTCTTCCATCCACTGCTCGGCAATATAGCCAAGATATCCATCAACTTGTTCAACAATACCCTCAATTTGTTCAGCAACAGTAGTAGCTACTTTTGCTTCAAACTCTTCTTCTAAACGAGCAACTTCAGCAGTTACACGTGACATAACAGCTGCTTCAAAAATAGTAGCAGCTTTAGTTTTGAATTCTTCAGATAGTTCTTCGCCACTTAACATAGCGTCTAGATCTTCTTTCATGCCTTTGATAGCATTACCTTGACGAACTGGAGACTGGTCACCATTATGTGGGTTCATTGAACCAGTTGGTGCTTTCTCTGCGTCTTTTTGATCTTTAACATCGTTACGAGCATTGTCTGGGTTCTGCTCTGGGCTAGTAGCTTTAACTGCATCGCCTTGACGAATAGGTTCTTTGTCGCCACCTGCTGAGTGTGCAGTAACATCTTTCTTACCTGTTTCTGCGCCAGCCAATTTTGCTTCATCTATTTCTTGTTGCTTTGCTTTAGACTCGGCTAAAAGTTCAGCAATTTTTTGTTCGATTGACATCGTTATTCTCCTAACTGGATAGTTCTATATTTATTTATATTTTATCTGATTTTACTCAGAAAACTTTGGAAAGCTCGAATCTTTGCTTCCTCTAGATTTCTAGAAGAAGTTTTCTTAATCAAAGATTTTACCTCTTCAATGTGTTGTTCCACAAACTTTCCATCAACAAATATCCATTCCTTATTCTCCATAATGCCACGTACGTAAGCATCTGGAGCAGAAGGATCGGCAACGATGTCAGCTGCGGTTGACAGCATGAAATCGTCTTGAACAATCTGAACACCTTCGTTATTAGTTTTAAGGGATCCCATTGCTCTTGAAGAAACACCAAGGTTTGCGCCACCCTCAAGAAGACCTCGAGCGATTTGACCCATTGGAGTTTCTAAAATTTTTGCTTTACCAATATAGTTTGTGCCTTCTTTACGAAGATCAACAATAAGGTGTGATACGCGATCAAGGTTAATACCTGGACCATCTGGATGACCAAGTTCACCGTAAGCACGATTGTTCTGAACTTGTTCTTTCATGTAACGACCAACTTCACGATCCATTGTACTTTCTTTGTACATACGACCATTTCGGTTTACTAATTCAGATTGAAGGAAAACACCCTCGATAAAGTATGTTTTACCTTTACCGAGACCTTTGTCTTCAACAATTAGTTTTGTTTCTTCTACGTTTTCTCTAATTAGTTTCATAGTTATACCTTGTCTGGAGAACCAGAAATAGTTGTTGAAGCACCAACACGAGTCTCGTCGTCGTATGCACCCAATGTAGCAGTTTCAACTTTAGTAGTCCAACCAGCAACTTTACGTAGAACTAGATAACCAGTTACTGGCTTAGCAGCATCATTTGTTACAACAATATCATATGTATTGTTAGTATTATCAGACCATCCATTTTGAGTGAAATCAAAGTATGGAGCATTTTCTGGTGCACAAGCAATAATATTTTTACCATTTCGCACAATACGAGTACCAGCACCAAGTTGACCAGTACATACAAACTTAACGATATTAACAGTAGGTGTACCACCAGAAGTTAATGCTTGAGTCGCAGCGCCAAGAGAGTTAAGAGCAATTGTTCCAGACTCGGCAAGCACTGTATCAAAGTGAATGATAGTTTCTTGGTTTGTATTTTTAACTGTAGTAAATAAGACAGCCATTTGTTATTCCTCTATTTGTTCAAGCACATGAAAGAAATGTTCTTTGCTTTCTCTCATATACTCAATAATCTCTGTTTGATTCAATAATAACTTATTTAGGCGATCTTGCGTTTCTTCGTTTATTGCAACGGTAGAATTATCTGCAAGAACATAATGTAGTTTGCCTTCAACCAGTCGATCTAATTTATTGATTGAACGGATTTTCTGAACAACAGGATCAACGCTAAATGTATTTGAAGAAGCGAGTTCTAAGTATGATTCTATTAATGTATCTGTAACTTTAATATTGTGATGCTCTTTAATGATGTTGGCTACTGTATTTTCCGAAATTTCTTGGTATGTATCTTTTGCTATTTTCTCAGCCAACTTTTGTTTTTCGTGTAGTTCTCTTGCGTGTTGTCTCGCTTCTTCTATTCTTTTGTATTCAGAAGTAGTTTTTAACTTAGAGAAAAACTGTTCAAAGTACATTATTTCTTTCTTAAATTTGCTAGTGTGATTGCTAGGCGAGCACGTTTACCTGCTTTGCCTGGATCATGAGCATGTTTATGAGCATACGCTTGTACACCCATACCCGCACGTTTAGCTGCAGCGGTCTCAGCTCCTGGCTTTTTTATGGCACCTGCGATCCAATTCTTTTCATCAATCTGTTCAACCTCTTCATTGGTTAAACCTTCGCACATCTTCTTCCACTTCTTTTTTGCTTCATCGAGTTCTTCTTCTGAAAGATCAGTTAACTCTTCGCACATTTTCTTCCATTTTTTCTTGGCTTCTTCTAATTCAAACTCTTCTTCAACAACTGGTTCTGGAGTGTTGAACATAGTCTTTGAAAGATCGGAACGCATAGTTTCGATGTTCGCAGAAATTTTGTCAGCCATTGCTGCTTGGAAAGCAGCTTCAGATCCTACCGCATCTTTGTTAATAATAGCGTGGATTAAATCTAGTGTGTTACTCATAATATCTCCTTACTGTCCATTAGGGTTTGGTGCATCAGCAGTTGGCGCTTCAAGAGCTTGTGGAGCATTTGCTTGTAAGAAATTCTGTTGAGCAGCTTGCGTTGCTGCAGCCAACTCACCAGTTCTTTCAGCATCACTCATATGATACTCTTCTTCACCATCCATCTGTTCTTGCATCTCTTGTATTTCTTCTTCTGTTAAGTGAAGAACATTTCTACGCACCCAATCCATCGAATAAAACTTTCCAAGATAAGGCTCAATTAATTGCAGAGTCCCCAATCTTGCAGTTAAAATCTCGTTATCTTTTAACTCAGCATAATGATTATCGATAACATAATTATAACGAATATCTTGTTTGATAGCATCCCAATCATCAGGACGCATAATATTCTTCGCTGCTAATTGAACACGTAACGCATCTGTGAACAGATTAGCAAATTTGTTACGTAGTCTAACAACAAACTTATTAAACTTAACTTCGTCGCGACTAATTTCTTGAGCACGACCAATACTAAAACCTTGTTGCTCTTGCAAACGACCAATAGGAACATTCAAAGAGCGGAATAATTTTTGTTGGAAATATTCAATGTCTTGAATATCACCAAGATTTTGTCCACCTGGAAGAGTAGTAATTTCAGTTCCTTTACCACCCTCACGACGTGGCATCCAGAAGTCTTCCATCATGGACAAATGGCGACGATCATCACGGACCTCGCCAGTTGTAGCATCATAAACAATTTTATTTCTAAACTTGTTCATAATATCATTTACATATTGTTCGGCTTTTAGTTTAGGTAAGTTACCAACGTCAACATAAAATATGCGACGTTCTGGAGCACGACTAATACGATAAATGACTAAACTGTCTTCAATCATCTTCAACTGGTTAGTTGGTTTGATTGCTTTATGCAAGTATGACATCATCATACCTGTATTAGCGTCCATATAACCAGAAGGAACATACACAACAGAATCAAGCGATAACTTAACACCCTGTGTTGTTTGTTCAGTAATACCTTTGTCGTTGTAAAGATAGTACTCTTGTACTTCTTTAACTACCTCAACACCTTGTGGAGTACGTGTCTTAATAACATTCTTGATTCTACGAATTTTACGAGGATCAATATAACGTAACTCAACAATTCCTTGTTTTATATTTTTCTCATCTAAAAGAATATGATAATATATTCTACCATCAACATACCATGTTCTAAAAATATCATGGCCACGTTCACCAAATTTTAATAATTTTAAAACATTATCAAATTCTTCTCGAATCTTTTTCTTAATACTATCAGAAAGATCAACGTCATCTAAATTAATATTAACTGTTTGATCTTCCTCATCGTAAACAATTGCTTCATTTACAATATCTTCAACTGCGCTGTCACAATCGCTATACTGAGATACTTCGCGATAACGACGGATTAGATCATTTTCGTTTTTAATAACGCCATCTAAATCCATGACCATACCGTAGTATCCACCAGCATTTACGCCAGTTTGAACTACGGTCGATCCATCCTGCGGATTTGGAGGAACAATACTATCCAAATCCTTATCTTTTTTTCGCAGTATCTCAAATCCAAATAATTGCATTATATAACACCTTCAGTTAATTATAACGGAATAGAACCAACTGGCGTATCAACAGAAACATTAACTCCAAAGCCAGAAGAAGCACCAGTAGTAGATGTAAAGTAGTTGTATTGGAACTGTACATCGAACTGCTCGATTGCGTTTTGTTGTTCGTAATCTAAGCCAATAGCAGAGATATCAATTGGGAAAGCGTCAACAAACTTGTA